CGCTCGCTTTCCGATACTTCCCGATTTTCTGTAATGACACGATCTGTCATCTGACGGTTCTCTCGTCCTTCGTCTGCGTGTTTCTTTAGTCGTTCGTCTGTTTTGCTCATATTTAGTCGCTCCTTCCAGCGATTGTTCTATTATGTGTGTTTTGCACATAATAAAGCAAGTTTTTTATTTAAGTGTTGCTTATGCGTTACTTTTGTCGTATGCAGCGTATCGCTTCACATATCGAGTCCGTAAGACAGGATCGTCCCACACTCCAGCTTCTACTAAAGCAGCTTTGCGTTCTGGGCTTATATAAACTTCCCTGCGAGTCGAAGACGGCGCGTGTTCTTTTCCTGACCCAACTGCTGGGCCACCCCGTGCCTTGCGAACAGACTTTTCAGGCTTTCGTGAACCCCCATCGTCATCAAAACGCTCTGGTAACCTACGCGCAGATCGAGCAGTTAGCTCGTCCCAGTATTCTTCGGTTTGAGGATTGTAACCATCTCGACTAAGAGACTGATCAATCGCCATTACAATTGCAGAATCTTCATCTCGACCATGTGAGTCGTACCACGGATTATCGTCCATGAACTGCTTTGCCAGATGCATAGTCCGGTCATCAACCTGTGGCGCGGTGTTTACTTGTTGCGCTGCTTGCTGCTTATTGTAGTGAAGATGCTGCGCTTTATTCATCGCCTCGTCACGATATTTCATCGCTTTCGTTACGTCATTGCCGTTATTGTTCTCAACAGCTTTGGCGATAACTCGTTCAGCCATGTTTACTTCTTTGTTGGCTTGAGCAATAGCTGCATCAATGCCTTGAATATCTTGATTGCGGTTTCGCTGCTCTTGATTGCTGATACGCTTCTCAAGATCATCATTTCGACCTCGCAAAAAGTCCAACTCTGTTTTGTCGCGCTTGATGGCGGTCTCACGCCTTCCTTTACGATCTACTTTTTCTTTACGCCTACGTTCACGTATAGCCTCGCGCTCAGAGTCATCGTCATCAGACTCAGCCGCAACACGTTCGTCATCATCAGAATCTTCTTTAGAAGGTTCTTCTTCAACAATCACCAGTTCTTCTTCTTGCTCATCGTTTTCAATCAGCACATCTTCTATATTTTCTTGTTCAGCCATTACTCATCTCCTTATCAGATGAATGCCTTAACTTTAAGGGGATCGCCAATTACGCTACCCAAAATGTCAAGATCATTAAAAATTACAAACATTGCTGCTTCGCCATTGGTTGCGTCAGGAATAGGTACTTCCCATCGGTCTCCTCCGTACTTAGCAACTCTCACAAACTCACCTTCCTTACACCAGTTTCCTTCTGGCCAGCTTTCCATCGTATTACGATTTTTAAAAGCTAATGGCCCAACTGTGACAACTTTGGCTACCTGCGTATTCCACTTCTCAGTGTCAGTGGTGTCCGTAGTTAGTAAAATGCCCCCAGCTGTTTTATTCTTAGCGGTGCGTATCTGAACCAGAACGCGGCTACCGAAAGGCTGAATGCCAGAACAAACTTCTGGAAAAGCCTCCGCGATTGCGTCCTCATAAGTCGTGGTCATTATTTCTTTCCTCGTCTAATAGATTTAAAAGTACATTAATGGATGCCTCGTAACCTGCAACCGTTCCTACCCGATACCCGTACTCAAAAGCATCGTTCTTGTGTGGCTTCTGCAAGGCTTCAAGCGCAAACTCTGCTTGATTAGCCTTGAGAATATTTAGTAACTTTGAGTCTATATTCATTAAGCATTATTCTTAGGCTTTTTCGCTGTCTTAGCTGCGCTCACAAAAGCCCCAGCTGATGGCGCACCTGCCTGCCCTTTCTTACGCATTTTCTCAAGCTTACCTGTAGCTGGATCTTTTTTACCCGCTGCAACACGTTTCTGTTTAGCTGCAATATTTGCGTACAAACCTGGTTTAGCTGCCATGAAATATCTCCTGTTATGCGGGCGTGTTACCAGAACCTGTTTTAATCATGTATCCAGCAGCCATGCGCTTGTGCTGTCTTACTTGATCTGAGTCCATATTGACTGCACCGCCCTTAGCGTAGCCTTTAGTTTTCATTTTACCGCCTTTGGTTTTACCGCCCTTAGCGTAACCTTTACTTTTCATCATTTTCTTCTTCCTCTGCTGCATAAATGTTATCAAAAACTTGGTTAACGTCCAGCGTATAATCCAGATCAGACTTGCTGTAGTGGATATGCTGGGACGGCCTGAAATCAGGAGCGCCTTCTCCCAATTCAAACCAAGCTGGGTGACTTACCCGGACCCGATTATTCGGTAACGCTACTATGTTACCCGTCCATTTTCCTGCATCAAGAAGTTCTAGAACGTGCGCCTGCTTATGTTGAGCTGGATCGTCTGCTACTTCTGAATCGGTATAGTCCACCGTAAAATAGTATTTGGCAGGATAAAACTTCCCGTCAATCTTTGCCAGCCAAGGGGCTGGCGTACATCGGTCTAGAACATAGACGCTGTGAGTGTGAGATGCACAATCCCAAGGCTGGGCGTCATGTGTAGACATTGGCTCTGGCCACTCGTCAACTGGAGTGTCCCCCATTAGAGCAGTTATGGGCATTCTTGCCCACATTGCTCCTCCGTGAACATTAGATTCATCTGTGTCATAAGTTTCAGCCCCAGTAAATATCATCTGGAAGCTTAAACAGCGATTCGGTAAAGTCGTAACAGCTACGGCCATCGCATGAATCCACTCGCCATGAAACTTCTCATGATTGTGAGTGTATTCTTTCCTGACCCAGCACTTAAAGTGCGGTATGTTGCTTTGCAAGAATGCCATTATGGATCAATTCCCCCACCGCTGGTGTATGAAGTTTTCTCGCCTGATTCCATCTCCATAGCCGCTAGTTCTTTGGCGGTCATGTTATCGGAACTGTTCATTCGCTCTCTAGCAGCTAAATCTTCTGCCTTACGCTTATTTTCGCCTTGTTCACGGGTATTTAAGCGGTCAGTTTCAGACATTTCACTGATGTTGTTGCGCTCTGTAGCAGAAAGTTCACGCAATCCAGCAATTTCTGACCTTTCTTCACGATCTTGTTGACTAGCTGCGAGCTTGGCGCGTTCAATTTCAGCAGTCTGCTGCATTTTAAGCTGTGCAATCTCGTTAGATGCCTGCATTTTAGCGTTATCAAGCTGTATTCGGGCTCCATCACGCTCTGTGCGCTGCTGAAGTTCGCTCTGCTTAATTTGAGCACTAAGTTCTGCAATCTTCATTGCATCGCCAGGCTGTTGAGGCTGATTCTCTGGCTTGAATTGCTCTGCTTGCTGATTAATCTGAACCAGTTCTTGAGCGAATCCACCTAACTGTTCTTCAATAAACTGCTGGACCTTGAGGATTACATCGACCTGCTGCTCTGCCTCTTCAGGTATCAACTGTTGAGTCTGCGCCTGTTCAATAGCGTTATGAGACTCCACTAAGTAGTAGTTCAATAGATGATCACGCATGTGCATGGCCATTGGATAAAAGAATGTGCTCATAATGCCAGGGCTTGACCCAAACATTGGCGACTTTAAGAACGGCAAGTGAACTTGCAGGTGAGCCAAGTGATCTTGCTGAGGCAGCACGTAAATTCCTTGATTCATTGCTGCCGCTACGTTTTCGCTTACTGGATCTCTATCTTCTGAGCCTGCTTGCTTTTGCATAACTTCTGAAGCTGGAACCTTTAGCGTTCGCAGAAACATTTCTTCAACCGCTTTTTGGTCGTACATTTGCGGAAATTTTTCAGCACGCGCCATAATCGCTTGTATCTGTGCGAAGCGCTGAGCCTCACTAAAGATAGCTGGGTTACTGATCGGCACAACATCAGATGGGCCATCAAAGTCTTCTGCAGTGATCTCTAGCCCAGCGTCCAGCGCATCTAGCTCTTCCTGAGTGTAGTACATGCTGTTGATGCGATGAAGGATATTAAAACTGCGAGCCATAGAGGAATGTAAGCGAGAATGGATTGAGCTAAACACAACCATGCCCTGCTCGATGATTGCCATCGTGGTTCCCACTGGGGCATTTGGGTTTTGGTCGTTAAACTTCTCAAAGGAAGTCTGGACCACGCCCTTGCCTGCATCAACTAGGAATCCTAACAGCTGAAACAATGTTGGACTTGGGCCAGCAAATGGTAGCGGCATGGCCAGCTTGCGAACGTCATCAATCAACGCGCCGCCTTCCATTTCAACAATCTCAGTAGGCTGAACATTTAAGGTCTGGCCGCCTGGGCCACCCTTTAGCTTCAGTAGTGTTGGCACGTTCTGAATGTAAGCTGAGTCTAGTAGGGCTCGTAATGCGCCAGTCGCTGCTCCACTAAGGCCACCAATCATATGAGTCAGGCCGATTGGGTAAGCACCACGCCACGGTACGAATGGGAACTCTACGATCCAATGCAGTTCATTCTTCCTTGAGTCATCTTCTTCCCAGTTCCTGTAAAGGCACAAGGCTTTATCTGAAGACTTGTCCACGCTCAAGATGTAAGGCGCTAAACCTTCGCCATCTTCAAAGTCCATGAACGTGTAGATCTCAAAGATGGTTCGCAGACCATCTTCGTTGTAGCTAGTATTCTGCTTGCCCTCGATTTTCTCGTTGGCACGTTCAGCTGCGCTATACTCTGGCTCAGTAGGCGTGGGTAATTCAATGTCCGCGTACATTCCAGACTCAACGCGCTTCTCATATTCCATCTGCGTGACGTACTGAACGTGAGTCTTACGTTCTGCGGTGTAGAAGTTTGTAGCTGAGAAGGGAAGGTATATGTCATCAATGGGAACGAACTCAGACACAGGGCGCATAAATCGAGCGTTCCACATGAACTTCATGTACTGACCGCCACCCAAAGGTAGCTGCGTGCTTAACTGTTCTAACTCTGAGCGAAACTCGACCATCTGTTCTGTAGTCTGCCAGTTCATAAACTCAGTCTTACGCTGAGCCTTGCCTACCTTCGCCCTGTCGGCCTCGCCTATAATCTTAGACTTAACTGGACCTGTGGGCGGGAATATCTCTTTGATGAATCGAGCAGAGAAATCAACACACGCCTCGACCAGCATAGGATGCACAACCTTGTTGGCTCCCTGAAACTGGGCACCTCCCGGTGCGTCATCGCCTAAACCTGTGCGGCGCAAACCTTCTTCGTACTGCAGATCTCGCTTCTGGCGAGCTTCTTTGTCGCGCTCTATCTTCTCCATCAGGTCGTTGATGGCAGACTTTAACAGG